CGCGAAATCGACCCGCTTGGCCTGTCCCCACCAATCGGGCCGCTGGGCGAACCATTCCCGCCAGGTCTTAGGGGCGCTGGTCGCCGCCGTGGGCTTCTTGGCCGCGCGGCGCGTATACATCACCCGGTCGAGCTCGCCGAGATCGGCGGGCGCCTCCTGGAAGTCTCCGGCCGCGGCGGCCTGGAGGGTCTCCAGGTCCGCGTAGAATTTTTTGCTCTCGGCCTCTCCTACCCGCGACCACCAGGAGAGGGCCATCTCGCGCTGGACGCGGTCGCCGATGATGCCGAGCTCGTCGCGGCTTTTGAGCGGGCTCCCGTCCTTGTGGGCATATCGTCCCGAGGTGTGGAGATAGACCGACCGTCCGCTGGCGTCGAGCCAGGAGCGGACGATCTGCACGGAGCGCTGACCGCCGCCGGGCGTCTTGACGAATAGAATCTGTGCCATAACGATCCTTTCTTTAAAGAAGGCGGACGCCGGCTGTGGCGGGCCGGCGTTCCGCCGGGGTTTATTGTCCGATGACGAGCAACTGGAGCGTCGTCGCGGCCGGGGTCATGGCGGCGCCGAGTTCGTGGAGCGCCCCCATGTCGTAGGACGTGTCCTTCGCCGTCCCGTAGGCCCGGAAATCGGTTTCCGCTCCGGCGCTGTCCTCGACCAGGGCGCCGTTCGCCGCGGTCGAAACCGACGTCGACCCGGTCTTGATGCCCTGGGTGTAGATCTGGATCTTGTGGTTCGTTTTGTCGTACTTGTAGACGTACCCGTCCCCGGACGGGGGGATCAGGATCGCGGCGTCGATGCCCTTGTGCAGGCCGAAGGCGCCGATCGCGGGCAGCGGCACGCCGCCCGTGGGATAGGTCAGCGTCGCGTCCCCGAAGGCGATGGTCGCGAGCGTTAGGTTCTTGAACGCGCCGCCGCCGCCGATCAGGCGGTCTCCCGCGTTGACGGTGACGGTGACGTCCGAGGAAGTGATGGCAGCCATAGCGTGGCCTCCTTTTCGTTGTGAGGGGAGCGCGGGGGCGATGTTCCCCCGCGCTCCGGGTTTACGGGGCCGTCATCAGGCCGTCTCGGTCATGTCGGACAGGTTGGCGAGCGTCTCGGGAAGGTACTCCACGAGCAGGAACGGACGGAAATGCCCTGCCGGGCCCGTGACGGGTTGGACTTTGATTTCGCAAACCACTTCCTCGCCCGGTTCCAGGACCGTGCCGACGGCGACTTCGTCGTACAAAACCTTTCCGGCGGCGGTCGTTCCCATCAGAAAATGGGCGATGTCCGCGGCGCCGCGGTCCGAATCGGAGCCGGCGGTGGGCCGTAAATCAAAATCGACCTGCCCCTGGGTGGACCCCGCGCAGGTTTCCGTAATAATCAACCCGGCGAGAACGACCTGGCAGCGAAAGGGGATCATGAAATACCCCACATCGGCGGCGGACTGATCAAGATCGACGCCTGCCGCGTCGTCATAATCGACGAGCCAGCAGTACGGAAGTGCGATAGGATGATCGGATCTCAGCATGGTGTTCCTCCTGTTCTGTCTCCCGCAATCGCGGGGGTTGGGGCGGCCGGTTCTCCCGGCCGCCGGTCCTGTTTACGTTGCGATCCGAACCTTAGGCCGAGCCGACCCGGACGATCCGGCACTCGCGGTCGGTGGCGCTCTGGAAGAGCGCGTCGAAGGCGACGGTGCCGTACCACGCAACGGCCCGGCGGCGGCCGAAATCGGCCTTGTAGTTCATGTCCGCGCGCAGGTGCGGGTACTCGATCTCGATCCGTCCGACGGCGTCCTCGCCGAATACGACGCCCTCGCCCAGGATGGAGCCGGAGCCCACGCCGTTGGAGAGCGCGGCCTCGTGGTTGACCTCCACCAGTCGGATGGACTCCACGTTTCCGATTTCGCCTCGGTACAGAAGGTCTCCCTTCTGCAGGTACATGTTGAACGCCTGGATGACCCGGTCGTTCTTGAGCCCGCGGAGCGCCTTTGTGGCGAAGAGGCCGATATACCACTCGCCCTCGTAGAATGGGGCGTGCAGGTCGTTCGCCAGGTAGTCGCGGATGACGCCCAGGTGGTCCTTGGTCAGGTTGACGAGCGCCGTCGTGGAGGGCGTCCCGTCCGTGTCCATCGTCCCGCTCGTGAGCGTGGTCGGGCAGTAGCAGCACTTGGCGTGCGTGCCCGTGAAGGCGTCGGCCGCGGCCTTGTCCATGCTCTGGCTCATCTGGTCCTTGAGCGCCTTCTGTGCGCCCTCGTTCGGCGACAGGAGAGACAGGTCCTCGGCGAGCGACGTGAATTCCACGCCCCGGCCCCACTCCTTGATGGTCATCGAATACGTGCTCATCTGGAGCTGGTCGATGGGGATGCGGGTCTTCTCTTCGAGCTCCGCGGACGTCGGCTCGGTGAGGGGCTTGTAGTACGGCAGCGTCACCGTGTCGCCCATCTTCCGCCCGAACGAGTTGATCTTGCGCGTGAACGGCACGAACTTCCATTTCAGTGCGGCGAGCTTCAGCAGGTCGCCGGAGAGCGCGTGCGATTTGTAAACGCCCGAGGTGGCGTCGTAGCTCCAGGTATAGGTCTTGCCCATGGTGGTCCTCCTTTACATCGTTCAGAGGCGACGGCGCTCCTGGGCGAATGTGATCGCGTCGGTCATGCTGACGGGTCGGGTCGGCGTCTCGGCGGCGGGGGGGGTGGCGGCCGATCGTCCCAGCGGGAGATCCCGTTCCTGCGCCTCGCGGGCCTTGCGTTCGGCCTCGGCGGCGGCAGCGTCACCGGGTGCGGCCAGAAGCGTGTCGCGATAGGTTTTGGTTTCGGCCAGGGCCCAGGCGATCTGCTGTTCGAAATCGATGGGCTGGCCCTGAGGATCGGTCGTCGGGGCGTGCTGGGCGATAAGCCAGAACAGGCGGTCGTCCGGCGGGATCCCGGCGGCGGAAAGTCTTTCGTTGACAACGGCCCGGGCGGCCTCTTTCGCCGGGGCGGAAAGGGGATCCGCGGGCGGGGCTGGCGCCGGCGGGGCGGCTGCCGGCGGTGCGGCTGCCGGTGGAACGGCCGGCGGGGCGGCCTGCGTGCGGCGCTCGGCCGGATTCGACTGCCAAAAGCGGATGTCGCGGTTGGCGCTGGCCCAGGCGGCGGCGGCCTTCTTCCGGTAGTCCGGATCGTCTGGATCGATCTCGTCGATCTCCTTGAGGGCCTGCTCGTTGCGGGCCTGGGCAAAGTCTGTGAATGAGCGCTCCTCCGCTTCCCGGGCCTGGGCGAGCTGCTCGTCGGCCTTGATGCGCCGGAGTTCCTCTTCGAGCGCGAGGGCGCGCTGGTCGGAAAGCGTCTTTTCCCGCTGGAGGTGCTTGTACCCCCGCTCCGCCTCTTCGTGGCTCGTAAACCGGAGGGTTTCGGCCGGGGGGGTCGGTGGGGTCGGCGGGGTCGGGGTCTGGGGAGCGGCGGGCGGTTCCGGCGTTCCCGCCACGGGCGGCGTCGCCGGGTCTGGGGGAGGCGTCAGGTCGTCTCCGGGGGCGCCGACCAGCAGGTCGGCCTCGGCGGCAGGGCCTACGATCGGCTCGGGTGCGTCCGGTGCGCCGGCCGCCCCGTCGAAGGGGGCGCGGCCGTCCGTCATGACCCGGTCCAGATCGGGCGTGGTCTGCCGTTCTGTGGTTGGCTGAACGGGTGCTTGCGGCATCTCTCTATCCTCCTGGCCGGCGTGGTCCGGTATCCCCGGGGCCGGATCTATCGGTTATCGGGTCCGGAAGGACCGGGTCTGGGAACGGGGTCGGCGCCGTTCTTTTGCCCCGGCCTTCCGGGTAGCGCCGCCGGATCGGGGCGGGCTATCTTTTTTCATGCATCGTCTCCTGCCGCGGGCTTCCGTTGCCGTTGGCGATTCATCAGGGTCTCGGCCGCCTGGCGTCCGACGGCCTCGCGGGCGCCCAGGTCGGACAGGATCGTCAAATAGGCCTTCGCCTCCGGATCGGTGCGGACCAGCTCGTCGATCCGTTTTTCCAGGAAACCCCGGACGATCCCGAGGATCTTCTCGCCGTGCGGACCGGTCAGGATCTCGGCGTAGCGGGCCTGGCGCACCAGGCGCTCCTCCTCCTGCGCGGCGAGGCGCGCGGCGGCGGCTTCCTGCGTCTGAATCAGGGGGCGGCCGGTCTGGATGTCCACTTCCGCGCCTTGCATTATTCCGTCACCTCCGTTTGTGCCGGCGTGGGCGCCGTTCCCAGGCGTTGGGCAAGATCCGCCATGGCGGTCGCCTCCGCCAGGTCGCGGGCCTCCTCCTCAGCCCGTTTCTGCTTCGCCAGGGCCTCGTACTCCTGCGCCTCGATCTTGTCGGCCTCGGCCTGCGTGACGATCACCTGCTCGTCCTTCAGGTTGACCCGCGTCTCCAGGCTCTTGAGGATGTTGTACGGGCGGATGTACGGTCCGAACCGGGGGGAGTCGGCGAGTGGGATCATCGTGCTTTTGAGGTTCATGACGGTCTCGTTCTCGCGCATGAGCGCCTGGATGCCGCTGACGTGAAAGGACCCGTCCAGCTCGGGGACGCCGCTGACGCCGTTCTCGGCGTTCGGGTCCGGTTTAACCCCGAATTTTTCCAGCTCCTCGGGGGTGAACATCGTCAAATAATCCCCATAGCTCGCGTGGCGGTAGACGAGCTCGGCGCCGGCGACGATCGCCTCGATCGCGCCCTGCTCGATATTCTCCCCCATGAGCGAGTAGACCCCCATCGCCTGGTCGAGGTTCATGGAGGCCTCGCGGTAGGTCATGTCTTTTCGGTAGCCGGGCAGGCCCTGGACGGCGTCGGTGACAAGGCTCCCGCGCTGGAAGTTCTGGTCGTAATACTGCATGTTGGCCAACACGTCGTTTGTGACGCTCCGGCGATCGACCGTCCGGACCGCCTGCTGCCCCGCGATCGTATCCTTGACCAGGTACTCCTTGCCCGGCCAGGTCTCCACGTCCTCCGGATACTGGAGCGCGTCCACATTGATCTCGGTCATGGGGTTGACGAGCCACTGGAGGTTGTCCTGGTGCAGGCACATCAGGCCGCACATGGCCTCCCAGACGCTCATCACGCCCTCCAAGAGCCCGCGTCCGCCGAAGCGTAAGAGGTCCGGGAGCGGCGAGAAGGCGAGCCCCGGCCAGCGGATCTGGCGGTAGAGGCTGGCGCGGGGCAGTTGGATGATCCGCTGGCCCGCGACCGTATACGTGGCGTTGGGCAGGAGGAGGTTTCCCCTCCTGTCGAGGACGGTGCCCCAAAACTCGGATGTCAGGATCATCTTCCGGAAGCGGGACCGCTCCCACGTCATGGATTTTCGCTCGGCGATCGCCTCGT